TTGCATGTTTTGGTTCCATGTGTGTAGAATCCATTCCGTTGGTGGTGTATCGGGTTAGCGCCGGTGCAGACTTAACCGTCGGACGAAACGCTGGAAAGCACACTGCTTTATGTGAGCCACCAACAAATTTGGAGTGCACCCCCTTTTCCTCCATGATAAAACTTGACATTGATAAGACGGTTCCGTACCCAGAAAGTACCGAGCCCGACAAAGCAGCGACCTTGCGTGAAGACATGCAATTGGCCGCCAACACAGCCGCCGTCCTTGAAGGATTGGGCGCTGAGGTTGAAGACTCCCCCACTGCACAAGAAGAAGCTGACCAAGTATTTGTTCAGTTTTCTGAACTCGCAAAGAAACAATTCGAGGACGCCATGTCTGAGAAGCCGAAGCGGGGCAGGCCACGTACACGAGCTGAAGCACCCAACGCCCCAGCGTTACTGGAAAAGGTGCCAGTCGCCCAGCGCATCAGTACGATGTTGCGGGAATACAACAACCCAATCGTTGCCGACGCAGCCGAGCTGCGCCTAGTGGTGACCAACAAACTCCTCGACCTAGCGGGCTGTGGTGATCCGCGGATTGAAATCAAGGCCACTGAAATGCTGGGCAAGATCAGCGACGTGGGTCTGTTCACCGAGAAGACCGAGATCACCGTGAACTACAACAACATCTCGGACATCGACGAGGCCATCAAGGACAAGATTCGCAAGATGATGAAGCTCAATGCGATCGACGTGCCCGCCGTGGACCTAGATGTGAAGAAAGAGTTCGAAGACCCCGAGGTCATTGAAGACGTGACACCCAAAGAGGACAAGGAAGACGATGTCTGACGAAGACAAAATCTTTGAAACCTTGGACCCAGAGCTCAAAGCGCTGCTGGCTAATCTTCACCTGTTAACAGAGCAGCAGAAGAATATCATCTTCGCTGACTTAGCCCGCAAAGAGCAGATGCTTGAGAAGAAAAAAGCTCAAGATACGTTCATGGGCTTTGTGAATAAGTGCTGGCCGGAGTTTATCGGCGGGCGTCACCACAAGATTATGGCCAGAGCGTTCGAGCGAGTGGCTAACGGGGAGTGCAAACGGCTGATTATCAACATGCCGCCTCGTCATACCAAGTCAGAATTCGCCTCTTACCTGCTTCCGGCGTGGTTTTTGGGCAAATTTCCGAACAAAAAGGTTATCCAGAGCTCAAATACGGGTGAATTAGCGGTCGGATTCGGCCGAAAAGTCCGAAATTTGGTTGATTCGGACGTTTATAAAGAGATTTTCCCCGATTTGCACCTTCAACAGGACTCAAAAGCGGCCGGAAGGTGGAATACCAGCAAGGGTGGTGATTATTTTGCGATCGGTGTGGGCGGTACGGTGACCGGTAAGGGTGCGCACCTGCTGATTATTGATGATCCGCACTCAGAACAAGAGGCTGCACTGGCTGCCAGCAACCCAGATGTGTTTGATAAGGTAACTGAGTGGTATACCTCAGGCCCTCGCCAGCGTTTGCAACCAGGCGGGGCGATCGTTATTGTGATGACCCGGTGGGCGCAGCGAGATTTAACTGGTCAGGTGCTCAAAGCTGCCGCTGCCCGCGGTGGAGAGCAGTGGGAAGTCATTGAGTTTCCTGCCATCATGCCCTCGGGTAAACCCTTATGGCCAGAGTTCTGGTCTTTGGGTGAGTTGGAAGCGCTCCGTCAGGAATTGCCTAACTCAAAGTGGCAAGCACAGTACCAGCAGAACCCTGTTGGTAACGAGTCCGCGATTATCAAGCGGGACTGGTGGAAATGGTGGGAGCATGAAAGACCTCCCCAGTGCGACTACATCCTGCAGACGTGGGACACTGCGTTTGAGAAGAACAACCGTGCCGACTTCTCAGCGGGCATGACGTGGGGGATTTTCTATAACGACGAAGACCACAGCCTGCCCAACATCATCTTGCTCAATGCGTACAAGAGACGTGTGGAGTGGGTGCAGCTGAAGAAGGACGTGTTTGAAGAATACAACGAGTGGGAGCCAGACGGCGTCCTCATTGAGAAGAAAGCTACCGGTGGTCCGCTGATCTACGAGCTGCGGGCGATGGGTATTCCAGTTCAGGAATATACGCCGAGCAGGGGCCAAGACAAAATTGCCCGCTTGAACTCGGTCTCGGACATAATCGCGTCAGGGAAAGTATGGGTTCCCCGTACTGCTTGGGCGGAAGAAGTAGTCGATGAGATTGCTGCGTTCCCTTCCGGCGAGCATGACGACTTGGTGGATGCGACCACACTGGCACTGATGCGGTTCAGGCAGGGGGGTTTCCTTCGCTTGCCTTCCGATGAACCGGAAGAACCAAAATTTTACAAGCGCCGCAACGCGGTGTTCTATTGAGGACGATGTATGGCTACGAATTTTGACAAGAGTTTATATTCCAATACTCCGGAATATGGCGAAGACATGGCTGACATGCCGATGGAAGATATTGAGATCGAGGTCGAAGACCCGGAGAGTATGCGCATCAGCGCCGGGGGGATCGAAATCGAGCTTTTGCCTCCTTCAAAAACAGTGGGTGAAGAATTCGGTGCCAACCTTGCGGAAGACATGGATGAGAGTGAGCTTGGCACACTTGCATCTGACTTGATGGGTTTGGTTGAGGCGGACATCAACAGCCGCAAAGATTGGACTGAGACTTACGTCAAAGGTCTTGATGTTTTGGGGATGAAGTATGAAGAAAGAACTGAGCCGTGGAACGGCGCTTGCGGAGTGTTTTCTACTGTACTCACGGAAGCGGCCATACGGTTTCAAAGCGAGACTATCACGGAAACGTTCCCTGCTGCGGGCCCTGTTAAAACGGAAATTATTGGGGCGATTGATCGTCTTAAAGAGGAGGCTGCGGAGCGCGTAAGAGATGACATGAACTACCGCCTCACGGAGCAGATGCCTGAGTATCGCCCTGAACATGAGCGCTTGTTGTTCAACTTGGGTCTTGCGGGCGCGGCCTTCAAGAAAGTGTATTTCGATCCAGGCTTGAACAGGCAAACTGCGATCTTCTTGCCCGCCGAGGACGTGATCATTCCTTATGGGTCGTCGGGCTCGCGTACTGCTGAGCGCGTCACCCATTTAATGCGTAAGACGAAAAACGACATCAAGAAGCTGCAAGCTGCAGGTTTCTACCGTGAGTGTGACTTGGGTGAGCCAGTCAGCATTTACAACGATGTTGAGAAGAAGAAAGCTGAAGAGCAGGGCTACTCCATTACGGACGACGACCGCTATCAGCTTGCTGAGATTCAAGTTGACTATGTGCTGGAGGGAGATAAACGTGATGACGAGATTGCAGTCCCTTATATCATTACTATTGATCGCGGTACTAATAAGGTGCTTGCTATCTATCGAAACTGGAAAGAAGGTGATGAGACGTATGCGAAGCGCCAGCACATGGTTCAGTACGACTATGTACCCGGCTTTGGTGCGTATGGCATGGGTCTTATTCATATCATCGGCGGCTATGCTCGCGCTGGTACTTCTCTCATTCGTCAGCTTGTTGATGCAGGTACTCTAGCCAACTTACCCGGCGGGCTGAAAGCTCGTGGCCTGCGTGTCAAAGGTGATGACACACCGATTGCTCCAGGTGAATTCCGCGACGTAGATATTCCAAGCGGAGCGATTAAAGACAACATCATGACCTTGCCCTACAAGGAACCTTCACAGGTTCTGATGGGCTTGCTCAATCAGATCACTGAAGAAGCGCGTCGTCTGGGCTCAATCGCTGACATGAAGATGTCGGACATGAGCGCACAAGCTCCTGTGGGTACAACGCTTGCACTTCTTGAGCGTCAACTCAAGATCATGGGCGCTGTCCAAGCCCGCGTGCACAATGCGATGAAAGAGGAGTTCAAACTTCTCAAGAGCATCATTCGTGACAACATGCCTGAAGACTATGACTACTTGCCACTCGGGGGTGATGCGTCAGTCAAGCAAGCAGACTACGACATAGTTGAGGTCATTCCTGTTAGCGACCCTAACAGCTCAACGATGGCGCAGCGCATCATGCAGTACCAAGCTGTTATTCAGCTGGCGCAGCAAGCTCCTCAGATTTACAACTTACCAGTCTTGCATCGTCAGATGATCGAGGTGCTGGGTGTGAAGAATGCTGAGAAGCTGGTGCCGATCGATGATGATCAGAAGCCTCGCGATCCGATCAGTGAGAACATGGCGTTCTTGAACGGTGAGCCAACGAAGGCGTTCATCTATCAAGATCATGATGCGCACATCGCAGCGCACACAACGTTCATGCAGGACCCCATGATTGCACAGCAGATGGGTCAGAACCCCATGGCGCAGCAGATGATGGCGGCGATCCAGGCGCACATCGCCGAGCACTTGGCGTTCTTGTATCGCAAGAAAATTGAAGAACAGTTGGGCGTACCACTGCCACCACCTGACTCTCAGTTGCCTGAAGAAGTTGAAGTGCAGTTGTCACAGCTTGTGGCGCAGGCGTCGGCTCAACTCTTGCAACAGAACATGGCCATGGCTCAGCAGCAGAAAGCTCAGCAGATGCAGCAAGACCCGCTCATTCAGATGCAGCAGGCCGAGTTGCAGATCAAAGCGCAAGAAGCTCAGACCCGTGCGCAGAAAACACAAGCCGACATTCAGCTGGCGCAGCAGAAGTTGCAGCTTGAGGCTCAGCGTATTCAAGTTGAAGCACAGAAAGAGCAGCAGCGTGTGGCCTCGCAAGAGCGTCAGAACACACAGCGCCTGTCTGCGCAAGATCGTCAAAACGCTCAGAAGATCAGAGCCGACCTGGTGAAGAACATGAGCAAGGCGCAGACTAAACCCGGAGGTACTCAATGAACGAGATCGAGCTACTTAGGAAGTACAACAACGAGTTCAGGGAGCAGGCCATCGACCGCCTGATCTCTGGCTCCGCTAAAGACTACGCGGAGTATCGCGAGTTGGTAGGCGTGATTCGCGGTATGGACCACGCCAACTCCAGTTTGATGGACCTCCAGAGACGATTGGAAACAGATGACTAATGCACCAGAACCAAGTGTTGCCGGATCGCCAACTTACATCCACATCGACGGGCAGGACATCAAGGTAGTTGCCAAGATGAGCCTCCCGCGTGTGGTGATCTTCGACAACTTCTTGTCTCTTGAAGAATGTGCAGAGTTAATTGATGGTGTGCTTGACAAGATTGAGCCAAGCACTGTTGTTGACGAAACGGCCCAAAAGTCTGTGCCCCACCCGGCACGCACAAGTTCTGGGTCGTATTACCACCGCGGTCAGACCGAGCTAGTCGCGCGGATTGAAGATCGCATCTCCAAACTACTCAACTGGCCAGTTGAGAACGGTGAGGGTTTGCAAGTGCTTAAGTACGAGATAGGTCAGGAATACCGACCCCATAACGACTATTTCGGGTCCGTAACGCCGGTCAACGGCGGGCAAAGAGTCGGTACTTTCATCATGTATTTGAATACACCCACCGCTGGCGGCGGCACAAGTTTTCCTGATTCGGGCTTTGAAATCACCCCGCAAGCAGGTAGTGCGTTGTTTTTTAGCTACAAAAACGCAGATAGTTCTTCAAAAACCTTACATGCCGGTTTGCCGGTGTTGGAAGGGGAGAAGTGGATAGCCACTAAGTGGCTCCGCGAGCGCCGGTATTGATACAGGTGTATCAAGAACGTAGTGAGTTAGGGGTTACCTCACTGCGTACAAACTTAACCCTTAAGAGAGAAATATGAGCGAAATCTTAGTAAGCCAAGACGGTGCCACAGCCACTGTACTTCCCGCGACGGCTGAAGAGAAAGCACGGCAGGTCCCTGATCCTGCTACTTTTCACGTTCTTTGCATGCTTCCCAAAGCAGAAGAAGAATTTAGTGAGACTGGGATTCTCAAATCCGCTACTGCCATGTATCACGAGGAGCTTCTTTCCCCCGTGTTATTCGTAGCGAAGATGGGCCCAGACGCATTTAAAGATGAAAAGCGTTTTCCTTCCGGACCTTCTTGCAAAGTCGGTGACTTCATCATCACACGCCCTAACACTGGCACCCGTATGAAAATACACGGTACAGAGTGGCGCTTGATCAGCGACGACGCAATCGAAGCTGTTGTGCAAGACCCCCGCGGTATTCAACGTCCATAAGGAGGAAACATGGCGACATTTGAAAAGGTTGAGTACGTTTTTCCTGACGAAAAGGAAGAAGCGGAAAAGAGTGCGAATGAGCTCTTAAAAGACGACGAGATAGAAATCGAAATCGTTGACAACACACCTCCAGCGGACCGCAACCGTGAGCCACTGGACACACCACCCGAAGAGGTTACAGACGAAGAGCTTGAGCGTTATACCGACGTCAAGCTTAAAGAACGTCTGGCCAAACTGGGTAAGGGCTACCACGACGAGCGCCGCGCTAAAGAGGCTGCTCAACGTGAGAAGGAAGAAGCTATCCGTCTGGCGCAAGCCGTTGTTGAAGAGAACAAAAAGCTGAAGGGTTCACTGACTACGAACCAAGAAGCTCTCTTGGCACAGGCTAAGCGTGTAGTAGCCGACGAACTTGAAAAAGCAAAGGTTAAGTACAAATCAGCGTACGAGTCAGGCGACTCAGACGCCATGGTTGAAGCTCAAGAAGAATTGACCGTCGCTCGTATGAAAGTAGAGCGCGTAAACAATTTTAAACCCGCGCCTTTACAAGAAGAAAAAAATGAGGTACAAACCACTCAATTCACGCAAACACCTCCTGTCGACCGCAAAGCTGAGGCTTGGAAAGAAGCTAATCCTTGGTTTGGCAAAGATAGGGAAATGACTGGCTATGCGTTTGCGTTGCATGAAAAGCTAGTCATGGAAGATGGCGTTGATCCAAACTCGGATGAGTACTACCGGAGACTCAACGGGCGGATTCGCCAAGTGTTCCCAGAGAAGTTTGCCTCTGGAGACACCGCTGATGCACAACCCTCTCAGCGTCCAAGTAAATCAAACGTAGTTGCACCTGCATCGAGAAGTGTTGCACCCCGAAAAATCACACTTTCACCCGATCAAGTGCGCATGGCAAACAGGCTTGGAGTCCCATTAAAGCTCTATGCCGAAAAAGTTGCTGAACAAATGAGGAATAAAAATGGCTGAACAAAATCGAATGAGCCGCGCTTTAGAGACGCGTGAGAAAGAAGCAAGACCACTTAAAAAATGGACTCCTGCTGAGTTACTTCCACACGTGGAACCAGAGCCCGGATACAAAATGCGATGGATTCGTACCAGTATGGGTGGTGCAGGTGACGCCAGAAATATTTCTGCAAAATTCCGCGAAGGCTGGGAGCCTGTGAAGGCTTCTGATCACCCCGAAGCGCATATCTTTGCCGATCCAAATTCTCGGTTTAAGGATGCGATTGAGATTGGTGGACTAATCCTTTGCAAAACCCCTGAGGAGCTTGTCGATCAACGTAACGATTACTACCGGAATCTTTCCGAGTCGCAAATCCAATCCGTCGATCACAGCTTCATGCGCGAAAACGACGCTCGTATGCCATTGTTTAGCGATAAACGCACGACAGTGACTAAGGGCACCTCGTCTTTCGGTTCTGGATCATAATTTTTTGGAGTCTTAAATGGCATATCCTACCGTTTCAGCCCCCTACGGTTTTCAACCAATCAATCGTATTGGCGGAAATCCCTACGCGGGTTCTACACGACTGATTCCAGTCGATTCCGGCGCTGTCTATGATGGCGACCTCGTTGAAATGTTGTCTTCTGGTAAATGTAAAGTCATTGCCAGCGGTACAGCTGCTGCTCAGTGCGTCGGCGTTTGCGTCGGTGTACAGTACACCAACTCATCTGGTCAAACCGTTCAAGCTCAGTATGCTCCCGCATCTGGCGTGACAAACGTTGTGGCTTATGTTGTTGATGATCCTACCGCTTTGTTCAAAGTTGCTGTCGTGTCTTCTGGCACAACAATGTCTTCTTTGGGCCGCACAGCTGTTGGTCAAAATACTACCGTGGCTTTGAACTCTGGCAACGCCAACACTGGTGATTCTGCGCAAGCAATTACTACCAGCACTGACGTTACAGCTACTTTGCCGATCCGCATTATTGACGTTGTTCCTGAGACAGCCACTGGCTCAGATGCGTTTGTGGAAATGATCGTCAAGATCAACACCCATTCGTACAACAACACTACCGGTGTTTAAGGAGTAATTCACCATGGCTATTTCACGCGCACAACTACTTAAAGAGTTGCTCCCCGGTTTGAACGCTTTGTTCGGTCTGGAATACGCTAAATACGGCGAAGAGCACAAAGAAATCTACGAAACAGAGTCATCTGAGCGTAGCTTCGAAGAAGAGACAAAGCTTTCTGGCTTCTCTGCCGCACCTGTCAAGAACGAGGGCCAAGCCATCGCTTATGACAATGCACAAGAAGCATGGACTGCACGTTACACCCACGAAACCATTGCGATGGGCTTTTCCATCACAGAGGAAGCTGTGGAAGATAACTTGTATGACAGCTTGTCTTCACGCTACACCAAGGCTTTGGCCCGCGGTATGGCTTATACCAAGCAAGTGAAAGCTGCTTACGTATTGAACAACGCCTTCACAGGCGGCCCCACTTATGGTGACGGCAAGGTTCTGTGCGCAACAGATCACCCCTTGGTTTCTGGTGGCGTTAACAGCAACACACCCGCAACTCCTGCCGACTTGAATGAAACATCGTTGGAAAACGCTGTGATTCAGATCGCTGCTTGGACAGACGAGCGTGGATTGCTGATCGCTGCTAAGCCTAAGAAGTTGATCATCCCCCCATCACTGCAGTTCGTTGCAACTCGCTTGCTCGAAACTAACCTGCGTGTTGGCACAAATGACAACGACATCAACGCGTTGAAAAACAACGGTTCCATCCCCGAAGGTTACACTGTCAACCACTACTTGACAGATACCAACGCTTGGTTCCTGACAACAGACGTGCCTAACGGCTTGAAGCACTTCGTTCGTACACCCCTGTCTACAGGTATGGACGGCGACTTCGATACTGGTAACGTTCGTTACAAGTCTCGTGAGCGTTACAGCTTCGGCGTGTCCGATCCTCTGGGTATCTTCGGTTCACCCGGCGCTTAATATTTCTTCGAAAATATTTGAAGGGGGGCCTTGTGCCCCCTTTTTATTTGCTGTATATTGCACTCAACCCGGGGTTCCCGGTGCATCAAATTGACCCGGCAAACGACATACCGATTGATGCGCTGATCTTGTATGTAAGGACAATTTATCATGGCAGTTTCTACTACCCAAAGTATCTGGCGTTCTGGTGGCGGCGATCAAACTCGCACCGCTTATTGTGGCTCCGGCGTGATGGCCGCGCAGTTCTACATTGCAGACGCTTCTGTTGCTACAGCAACTAACGTTAAAGTTTCTTCTGTTTCTGGCGCTCCCGCGTTGGTTCTCCCAGCTGGCGCTGTTGTGCTGTCTGTTGTCATCAATGACGCAGGTTCTGGCTCTGTTGACCTTGGCACTCGCGGCTACACTAGCGGCACTGTGACTGGCGCAGCTATTGCTAACAACTTGTCTGTCGCGTCTCTTGGCACTGTTACTACCGGCCTGACCAATACAGCAATTTCTGCCATGTCCTATGTCACCGTGACAATCGACACAAGCGGTTCTGGCACCGTTGGTGGTTACATCACTTACTTTGTTGCTGATCCATACGTTGGCCAGCAAAACGTCTAATTGATCTAGGGGGCCTTGTGCCCCCGTTTTAAAGGAGATTAATTATGATGCAAACTGATGTACGGTCGGTACACACCGGCGGAACGCAAACTAATCTGGCCTTGATTGGCGGTCGCGTGCGTATTAAAGGTGTAGCCATTACGGGTGGCACTGGCGCTGGTACAGGTAAGTTCTTGAACGCTTCAGGCGGGACAGTTTTACTTGAACTCGATACTGGCTCTAACTCCAATATGACTAATGTGTTGTTGCCCGGTGAAGGTATCTTATTCCCCAATGGAGTTTGGTACACATCAACAGGCACCGCACCTATTGGTATTACGGTGTTCTATGGCTAAGAGTCCAGTATGGCAGAGGAAAGAGGGCAAGAACCCAAATGGTGGCTTGAACGCCAAGGGGCGCGCCTCCGCGAAAAAGCAAGGCATGAACTTGAAACCTCCCCAGCCGGAAGGCGGCTCACGCCGAGACTCTTTCTGCGCAAGGATGACTGGCATGAAAAAGAAATTGACGAGCGAGAAGACGGCCAAAGACCCGAACTCGCGCATCAATAAATCTCTTAAAGCTTGGAACTGCTGATATGACTGAGCATACAGACAGCGTAAAAAATGTTCTTGATGTCGTGGCGGTGTTTACAACCGTCGGGACTTTTCTCGAGGTAATTTCACCCGTGTTTGGATTTATTGGCGCGGTTGTTGGCTTGATGCGCATATACGAAATGGCCACGGGAAAAGAATTTCACACGCTTTTTAGGCGAAAGAAAGACGACGATGCCATCGACCAGTAAAAAACAGCACAATTTCATGGCGGCGGTGGCCCACAACCCAGCGTTTGCTAAGAAGGCAGGGGTGCCCATGTCTGTGGGTAAGGACTTTAACGAAGCGGACAAGGGCCGCAAATTTTCAAAAGGTGGTGATACTATGGCTACAAGACCAGTAATGAATGGTTTTCAAACCTTAAGACCTTCAATGACGCAAAATACAGGCAGTACCCGTATGGGCGCTCGCTACATGAAAGAAGGCGGCATGGCTAAGGATGATACGGCTCAAGACAAGGCGATGATTAAAAAAGCCTTTAAGCAGCACGATACCCAAGAACACAAGGGCGGTAAGGGTACAACCTTAAAGCTGGCCAAAGGCGGTTCATTCCGCGCATCCGCCAACGGTATTGCCAAACGCGGCAAAACCAAAGGCACAATGATCAAAATGTAAGGGGCCGGTATGCCTACACGTGAAGAAATTGAACAGTCCAGGCAAGAAGGCATGGACGCCCGCAATGCTGCTAAGTTGGAAAAGGCTTATTCCAAGTCTTTGACCAACACCGAATACGCACCCGAAAAGAAAGACCCACGTGACGCTGTTCGCGGCCAACGTGGTTACGCTAAAGGTGGCTCAGTTGGTTCCGCCTCAAAGCGGGCTGATGGTATTGCTACCAAGGGCAAAACTCGCGGCACAATCATCGCCATGTGTGGCGGTGGGATGTACAAAAAATGATGGCCAGTCGCGGCATGGGCAATATAGCCCCTAGCAAAATGCCCAAAGGCGTGAAAAAAGCACGTCGAGATGACACTGACTTCACGCAGTATGCCGAAGGCGGGCCTGTTGGCCTTTATGCCAACATCAACGCCAAACGCAAGCGCGGCGAAAAGATGCGCAAGCCCGGCCAGAAAGGTGCCCCTACCGCTCAGGCTTTTATTGACTCTGCAAAGACGGCGAAAAAATGACCACTACCGGCTCAACCCTCTTTAACATGGACTTCACGGAGATTGCCGAGGAAGCATGGGAGCGTGCGGGCCGAGAGATGCGTTCGGGCTACGACTTACGTACAGCTCGTCGTTCTATGAACTTGATGACTATCGAGTGGCAGAACAAGGGCATCAATATGTGGACTATGGAGCAGGGGGTTATTAACCTGACGCCGGGGTTGTCTACTTATGCTTTACCGACAGATACTATTGATCTGTTGGAGCAGGTCATTCGTACAGGGCAAAACACGGCCTCTACGCAAGCTGACTTAACAATCACACGCATTAGCGTTTCTACCTATGCCACTATTCCAAATAAGCTCCAGCAAGCTCGCCCTATTCAAGTCTGGGTTCAAAGGCTTTCTGGAGAAGTTAACCCAACGACTTCGTCGCTCATCGGAAACATCACCTCCTCGGACACAACGATCACGCTTGACACGGTGGTTGGGCTAGCGGGCTCCGGATTTATTAGGTTGGGTACTGAAGATATTTACTACACGTATGTCACCGGCAATACTCTTGGTGGTGTATTCCGTGGTCAGAACAACACCCTTGCTGCAGCCCATGTGACTGGCACTGCTGTGTATGTCCCGCAGCTTCCGGCTGTAACCGTATGGCCAACACCTGATAACACAACACCATATCAGTTTGTGTACTGGCGCTTGCGCCGCGTGCAGGATGCTGGCGCTGGTGTTGAAACAGCCGATATGAACTTCCGTTTTCTGCCTTCTCTTGTAGCAGGCTTGGCGTACCATATTGCTGTCAAAACTCCTGAGTTGATGCAACGCATCCAAATGCTCAAACAAATTTACGACGAGACTTTTGATATCGCCGCTGGCGAAGACCGCGAAAAAGCTGCTGTTCGTTTTGTTCCCCGCCAAATGTTTATAGGCGGTGGTGGGAGCTACTAATGGGCAATAGATTTGCATCCGGCCGTATAGCGATTGCGGAGTGCGATCGATGCGGCCAACAATACAAATTAAAGCAGCTTAAGACTGAGATCATTAAGCAGCGCTTGTATCAACTGTTAGTCTGCCCTGAGTGCTGGGATCCTGACCAGCCTCAACTGATGCTTGGAACATTTCCCGTTGATGATCCGCAGGCTTTGCGCAACCCACGCAAGGACACAACGTACGTCACTTCTGGTGTCAACGTTAACGGTAATTTGTCCGGTGGTTCACGTGACATTCAGTGGGGCTGGAATCCGGTTGGCGGATCTAGGTTAAATGATAATTTACTAACGCCAAACTACTTGGCATTAGGCGTACAAATTGGTACAGTAACGATACAGATAGGAGCTTAATATGGCATTCACACGATCAGCAGACGGCATCGCTAAACAGGGCAAAACCAAAGGTAAAAACTTGGGTGATAGCGGCCCCTCGCTCGGTATCCAAAAGGGCGCTAAAAAATCTAGCGGTTCTAAAACTGTAAGTAACGAAGCGTTGATGAAGATGGGCCGCAACATGGCCCGTGTCAGCAACCAGAAGTGAGGCTAACATGGCTAAATTCAGCAAAAAATTAATGGGTAAAGAAGTTGGCGATGCCAAGGTCTATGCCAAGCCCCACACCATGAGCGGTAAAGCAGTTAAAGCTTCTACAAACCCTGGTAGCGGCGCGAACAAAAGCAAGTTGGATGAGTACGATGTGAGCATTGGCGCTATTAGTAAGTCTGCCGGCAATGAGCCAACTAAGACTGACGGCATCAAAATCCGTGGTACTGGCGCAGCTACTAAAGGCGTAATGGCACGAGGCCCAATGGCATGAACTACACGCAGCTGGTCACAGCGGTAAGCGATTACTGCGAAAACACTTTCCCAACAACTGACATGGATATATTTATCCGTCAGGCGGAGCAACGCATTTACAACACTGCACAGCCCGCTAACTTGAGAAAGAACGTGACTGGTGCGCTTACTTCTGGCAACCAATACCTTAGCTGCCCAAACGACTTTCTTTCGGTGTATAGCTTGGCCATCTACCCAGCTTCTGGCACGGGTGACTACTTGTACTTGTTAAACAAGGATGTGAACTTCATGCGTGAAGCATATCCAAACCCAGCAACGCAAGGCAAGCCAAAACACTACGCTATCTTCGGGCCGACTGTATCGGCTGGCGTCATTTCAAATGAGCTGTCATTTATCCTAGGCCCAACACCAGATGCAAGCTACAACATGGAGCTGCATTATTACTACTACCCAGTCTCAATTGTGGATTCACCTTCTGGCACTACATGGCTTGGTGATAACTTTGATTCTGTGTTGTTGTACGGCACAATTTGCGAAGCCTTTGTTTACATGCGCCAAGAAGGTGACATGGTTAAACTTGCACAAGATCGTTACGTGCAAGCAATTGCTCTGTACAAAAACTTGGCAGATGGTAAGCAACGCGCTGATGCTTACCGTGATAGTCAGGTTAGGATTAATGTGTCATGAGCATCCTTCAAACTGCCACCACTAGCTTTAAAGTTGAACTGCTCCAAGGAGTTCACAACTTCGGCCCTACATCGCCCGATACATTCAATATCGCTTTGTACACAGCAGCGGCGGATATCAACGCGAGTACGACCATTTACACAACAACCAATGAAGTGTCTAACAGTGGGACGGGTTACACAACGGGTGGTAATACGTTGGTAATTTCAACTTCGCCGACTGCTACAAACAACAGTATTGGAATTCCAACGGCTTATATTTCATTCGCCAATACAAGTTGGACAAGTGCAACATTTACTGCTCGCGCAGCTTTGATTTATAACGTCACACAAGGCAATAAGTCGGTCGCAGTTTTGGACTTTGGTTCGGACAAGACAGTAAGCAACGATACTTTCCAAATCGTCTTCCCAACTCCCGATGCTAACAGCGCCATCGTGCGCATCTCTTAAGGATTACTATGACTAAAGAATTTTCAAACTTTGGTGACCATGCGGTAGCAACGCTACAAGCCAATGCAACTATCCCAGAAGGCATGGGGGTGGAAGGCTTTTACTATGTAGAGTGCCGCGATGCAAACGGTCAGCTTAAATGGACTGAAGAGTTCCCCAACTTGGTTGTTGCTTCAGGCAAACAATTGATGCTGGATACTTTGCTGCGTACCTCTGGTACATACACCACTGTTGGCCCGTTCTTGGGTTTGATTAACAACAGCACCACATTTGCAGCAACCGATACCATGGCATCCCACACATGGACTGAGTTGACTACTTACACTGTTGGTGGTTCAGCTGTTCGTGGTACTGCAGTATTTGCTGCATCCACTTCAACTGGCGCAACACCGGCAAACGTGACAACTGCAGCGGCAACAGCAATTACTTACACCATGACAGGCTCTGCCACAGTGTATGGTTGTTTCTTGGTAACAGGCTCTGGCGCGGTTAGTACAATTTCCAGCACTGCTGGTACTTTGTATTCTGAGGGTAACTTCGCCACTGCCAAAACTGTTACTTCCGGTGACACTGTTAGCGTTACTTACTCGACCACTGCGACTTCTTAATAAGGAGTCTTAAATGGCTCTTGTACTAGCAAACCGTGTCCAAGAAACCGCCACGGCCAATACCACTGTAAGCTTTACGCTTCTTGGGGCCACTGTCGGTTTCCAAACGTTTTCTGCGGGTGTTGGTAACTCCAATACAACGTATTATGCAGCGTCCGATATTTCAGGCAATTGGGAAGTAGGACTTGGCACGTATTCAACTACTGGGCCAACACTAACACGTACGACCATTTATGCTTCCAGTAACTCCGGAAGCGCCGCCACTTTCAGTGGTACTTGCACCGTTTTCGTTACATACCCATCTGGCAAATCTGTTAATTTAGACACTAGCGGTAATGCTAGTCCATTAGGTACGGTGGCTTCGGGTATCTGGCAAGCTTCAACCATTGGCGTGGCCTACGGAGGTACAGGCGTTACTGCATCTTCTGGCGCTAATTCTGTTGTGCTTCGTGATAGCAACGGAAACTCAACCGCTAATAATTTTGTCCCCGGGTATGTAGTAGTAACAGCAGCGGCTGGAACAACAGTATTGACAGCAGCATCTGCTTACTACCAGCGCTTGTCGGGCTCTACCACTCAAACATTTCAATTGCCTGATGGCACTACGCTGGCAAATGGCCATGCGTTTGTTTTTGACAATGACTCTTCTGGCGTATTGACTGTTGTTGATAGCGCAAGCGCTACAATTGATACCATCCCGTCCGGCGGGTATGGCTACATATTTATTGAAAACAATACTACATCAGCAGGGTCGTGGGGTAAATACGCCCTTGTGCCTGGCTCGTATGATTTCAGTACATCTTCAGCCAACTTTGGTGGAGCTACCATTTCTAATGCGGTTTGGAATGGAACTGCAATTGCCTCGGATTATGGTGGTACGGGCTTAACAACCTTTACTGGCGCAAATAATGCCATTTATTCCACTTCAGCTTCTGCTTTAGCCGCCGGCACTTTGCCTGTGGCAGCTGGCGGTACAGGTGTAACTACTTCTTCTGGCGTAAACAGCGTGATGATACGTGACGCTAACCAGAACGTTGCGGTTAACAGGTTAAACCAATCTAATACATCTACAGCCTCTGCGGGCGGCACAACCACACTGACTGCAGCGTCTAGCTATTCCCAAACACTAACGGGAACTCTTGCGCAAACATATAAGATGCCTGACGCAACCACACTGACTACGGGTGTGGCATTCGTGTTTAACAACAATTCAACAGGTTTGTTAACGCTTCAAAACAATGCGTCTGCAACAGTTGGAACCATCACTGCCGGCGGCGCAGTTGAATTAGTTTTGCTTGATAACAGCACGGCTGCAGGGGTTTGGGATATCCATGGATACATACCTGAGAACGTAACTTGGGGCACTAACGCCCTAGCGCTTGGCTCTACTGTTATTACAGGCGGTACATGGAACGGCGGTACAGTTACTTCTGGCTACGGTGGTACAGGCTTAACAACCTTTACCGCGGCAAATAATGCCATCTATTCCACCTCGTCTTCTGCGCTGACTGCGGGTACTCTGCCTGTTTTGGCTGGTGGTACAGGCACAACAACACCTAGCATTGTTGCTGGAACAAACGTTACTGTAACCGGTACTTGGCCAAACCAAACTATAGCTACAGGCGTTCGAGTAGTCGCTATTGCCGACTCTTCAACCGTTTCGATTAATGCGGACACGACGGATATTGCAACGCAAGCAAACACTCAGGCAACCGGTACATTGACAATCTCTGCGCCAACAGGAACGCCTGTAAACGGCCAAAAGTTAATCTTTCGCTTGCTATCAACTAACGTGCAGACGTTTAGCTGGAATGCTGCTTTCCAAGGCTCCACCGATTTGGCACTACCTACGGCGTCTACGGGTTCTAGCAAATATGACTACATGGGCTTTATTTGGAACTCAACAAATAGCAAGTGGCAGTTACTTGCTAGAAACATGGGCTTCTAAACATGGCAAATAGATACTGGGTAGGTGGGGGCGGTACATGGGATACATCTAGTACTGCTAATTGGAGCGCCTCCTCTGGGGGAGCTCCCGGTGCTTCTGTACCAACAACTTCAGATTCAGTATTTTTTGACCAAGCCGGTTCGTATACTGTTTTGGTAAGCGGTAGTATAGGCACGCTATTCTGTTTGGATTTGACAGTATCTGCAGGTACTGTAACTTTTGCAACCAGTAGCGGATCAGTAGATGTTTATGGAAGCTTTTCAATAATTGCCGGAACTGTATGGGGCTCGCCCGCTGGTGGGACTATAACTTTCAGAGCTACTACCACTGGTAACACAATCACTACTAACGGTGTCACAATAAACGCTCCTATTACTATTAACGGTCTTGGTGGCGGGTGGGCGTTAGGCGGCGCGTTAACATTAGGCTCTACACGCTTACTCTCCTTTAGCGCAGGTACGTTAGATTTAAACGGTTTTGATATAACCACCGGCGCATTTTCATCAGGACAGTCACAAACCCGGACTCTTAACTTTGGTTCAAACAATATTTATTTAGTGCAATCTACAGCAGGGGGAAATGCGCTTAGTATGTCACCTGCTGGATATACCAATTTTACTTTGAGTGGTACTGGCGGGTTTATAACAGATGCGTCTGTTGCAAAAAACTTTTCAACGCCCACTACGGGTGTAGTTGGGCAATCAGTAAGTTTAACTTTTACTGGTTCAGGAACCGCAACGCAAACTTTTACAACTGGTGTCGCTTTTCAAAACCTTAATTTTGGTACCACTGCGTGTACTATAAGCGCATCAACAATTTCTATTTTGGGAAATGTAACATTTTCTAGCGGGGGGACGTACTCTTCTGCAACCCTTGCTATAGCAGGCACAGGCACAAGTACAGTAACTACAAATAATAAACCTATAGCAAGTTTCAGCGTTAACAAACCCGGGGGTACAGTGACTCTGGGTAGCGCAATAACTCTTGTTTCGGGGGGGACGACTACACTAACCGCCGGCGCTTTAAATTTAAATGGTTTTAATATAGATACTGGGCTATTTAGTTCAAGTAATAGTAATACAAGAAGTATTGCTTTTGGTTCTAATTTTATTTATTTGACTACTACCACAGCAGCGGCAGTTAATTTGGCAATGACAAATGCAACTGGGTTTTCTTGTTCTGGTACAGGTGGTTTTAGTGCGGCTATGTCCGTTACAAGAACATTTTCTGCTGGAAATATTACTAATAATGGATTAACTGGAGCGCCTAATTTATTTATAACTTCCGGGGCAAGTGTCCCTACTATATCTACTAACTCTTGGCTTACCACTTTAAACTTTACCGGTTCTACAGCCGCGGTTACTGCAACCTCAATCATAAACCTGCAAAATTTAACTCTAGCCAGTGGTGGAATTGCGCATAGCTTTAATGCAACCATGCGCGATACTGGAACCATTACGTCCAATGGCTCATCCATCGGTACTTTAACAATTAATAGTGCCGGTACTACAACTTTAGTTGGGAACTTAAGCTGTACGGTAACAACAAGTTATACACAAACTGCGGGCACTATTGATTTTGCTGGGTATAATTTAACTTGTACCGGCGGCGCTACTTACACGTCGGGTACGCTTTTAAATATCGGCACAATTAGTTGCACGCAGTTTACCGTTTCTGGCGGAACCTTTAATTTTACCCAAGGCACTATTACAGCTACGACATCGTTTTTTGTGTCCGGTTCTGGAACATTTAATTGCATTGGCGGCACATTAACTTCACTACCTGCTTTTACCCAAACTCTAGGTGACGTAACACTTAGTTCGCCAATCACAGTAACTGGAACTTATAACCTTACTGCCGGTAATTTAACTTTAAGCGGCGCTAATTTAACTTGTAATGTATTCTCTTCAAGTAATTCAAATACAAGGAGTATTGCGTTTGGTTCAAGTTATATATTCTTAGTTACCACGACGGCTGCGACAACCAATCTGTCGATGGCCAATGCAAGTGGTCTTTCTTGTACAGGTACGGGCGGTTTTTCTGCAATAATGTCTATTACACGGACGTTTACCGTCGGTACTACCGCAGCTGCAACGACTCCGCCTAACCTATTTATTACTTCTGGAGCCTCAGCACCAACACTGACTACGGGAAGTATTTTTGGTAATGTAGACTTTACTGGCTCTACATGCAGCATTACTGCGGTTACTTCTGTATTTTTTTCAGGCCTAGTGCTGGCTTCTGGCGGTACATACACAGCGTTAACTGCCACACTAAATAACTCCGGTACCCTTAACGGTAATGGCAAAACAATTGTTGCGTTAACAATTAATCATTTTGGGACAACAACAGTTGCTGGAAGTTTAACAACTTCTACAACCATTACTTTCACCCAAGGCACAATCAATCTAGCTGGGTATACATTAACGGCAACAACAAATTTTGTTTCAGTTGGGCCCACTACTAGAACAATCACGGGAACTGGCATTATTTCAGTCGCCGGCGCATGGACTGTAACTGACGGGACTGGGTTTACTGGAAACAGCTACACCATCAACATGACGAATGCCTCGTCAAAAACATTTGCAGGTGGTAATGGTTCTTACGGCACGCTGGTTCAAGCCGGTGCGGGCGCATTGACAATCTCAGGATCAAACGCTTTTGCTGATATCCAAGCAACAACAAGACCGTCTACGATTACGTTTACGGCTGGAACAACGCAATCGCTTAGCAACTTTACACTGTCCGGAACTACTGGTAACCTTGTCACAATTAACAGCACCACTGCCGGTACCCAGTACACGCTTACAAAATCCAACGGCACGGTTTCTGTGAACTATTTAAGTATCCAAGACAGTAACGTAACCGGTGGGGCGTATTGGGGTACAACAACTTCAACGTTTGTCAGCAACAACACGGGCTGGAACCTAGCGCCACCATCATCAATAAACGGCCAGTTTATGGCTTTCTTCTAATAGATCATGTTTGGAATATCAAGTTTTGCTCAGTCCCCGTTTGCATCACTTGGTGTAAGTACGTATACGCTGTCCATTACAGAAGGCATTCAGCTTGCCGACTCCATTGCGCAATCGGCGTTGTACGTAGTCAGCCGGAATGAAGACTTCTTTGTCGAAGAAATAGACAACGCTGGCGGTAACGTAATCATAGTATCTATCTCCGAGGATTTTTCTACAGCTGACGCTAACAGCATACTTGCGGCGTACGCACAGACCGTCACTGAGAACTTTACCATTGGCGATTCGAACGTAGCCTTTGCGAACTTCCCACAAGCTGTGACGGAAGCCCTAACTTTGGCGGACGGCCAAGCTGTTTACACTGCCTTTGACCAATCAATTGCGGAAGATTCGCAGCTTGCAGACGCCGCAAGTGTGACGGCGCAGCTTCTACAGTTAATCACGGAAGCCTCGCAGTCCACCGACGCAGAAGTCATTGCGGCCCAGTTTTTGCAAGACATTACGGAAGCCTTCCAGTCTGAAGACGTCAACAGCATAACAAGGCAGGTTGCGCTTGCCGTCAGCGAAGCCATAACGTCTGAAGATGTAATAATTGTTGAAAAGATTATCGGCTTTAATATTGTTGAA